GCAGCACTGATTCTGTTCGTCATCAAATGGGTCGCTGTGACCCACTAGTTCGTCGCGCCCCAGGGTTCTCTCACTCTTTCCCTGGGGCGCGGCACGATCCACCAAACAAGGAGAAGCAATGAAACCCATCAACCCACTACATGGCGTCGTCGACAAAGCCTTCGACGCCATCGACCAAGCCATGATCACGGCCGTCGACGAGGAAGTCAGCGACAAGTTGCTGGCGACTATCGCCAAGGCCCACGTCGGCGTCACCAAAGTTGAGATGATCATCCATGCGATCGACATCCCGCATGACACCGAGCGCGTCTACGCCGACGAGTTCAAGCGGCAACTACCGGACGGTGCCAAGCCGAAACCGTTGGACCTGCCGCCATTGAAGAAGCAGCCCGTCAACGCCGAGGGCTACAAGGAACGACCGGGACTCGGCAAGAAGCTGCGCAAGCCGATCGAGTACGACTGCGCGACCTGTCACGCTGTCGCAGGCGAGGGCTGCTTCCAGATGACCGGCGTAGGCGGGCGCGGCAAGCCGAAGGCGGAGCGCAAGAAACCGGGCACGTACCACCAGGCCCGCTACCTGTTGTCGAAGGCAGCCAACACCAAGCTGCGTCGTGACTACGACCGCCAGCGCTACGGCGAGGCTCACGGCGGACCGGGGGCTGAGTGATGGCCGCTCGACGAGGCGAGAAGACAGAACTGGTGGCACCACGCGGCTCGATCGTGATCGTGATCCGCACGCCGATCGACATGCGCAAGCTGTCACGGATCATGGCCGCGATCGCCACCGGCTTTCCGAAGTCCACGGTGCAAACCTCGCCGCCCTACTCGTCGGTGCAGGTCGATGCCTGGCTGCTCGAAGTCGGAGGCGACGATGCCAGCGCCTGATGACATTCAGCATTTCAACGGGCCGATACCGCGCATCTTCGAGACCGACGACGCCTACTGCGTAGTCGTCATGAAGCTGCTGCCCGACAACGTGATCGACACCACGATCAGCATCGACGACGGCTACGAAGTCCCGACCAGCGTGACGGCACAGATGCTGCGCAACCTGGCTGACTCAATCGAGTGTGATCATGCCTGACTGGCATTGGGTCACGCAGGTCAGTCACACACCATCACCGGGCAGCGTGCTGCCGCCTGTGCAGAACGGGCAGTGGCTCGACTTCGATGGCCTCGACTCGGTGATGCCACTCCCACCAGGGCGCTACAACGGCGCCAACACACGACTCGGATGGCTGACCGATCACGGTTGGCACTACGTCTTCGTCGTCGAACAGATCGACCCCACTCGTTGGGGCGAGCAACAACAACCCACAAGCAATGAAGGAGAAAGTCATGCTCACAGTACGTTGGAACCGGATCACGGATCGGGACTGGACTCGCGCGATTGAGGCCGCGATGCAAACCGAGAACGCGGTCCAGTTCGTCCAGATGGATGGGCGCTGGTACTCGAAGGTGAGCGTCACCGTGCAAGGCACGCGTGTCGCCAACTTCTACTTCGAGGTTCTCGACAACGAGCACACCAACATGCTCAACACCGTCACCAGCCAGAGCCGTGCGGCGTGGCAGCGCGCTGCTGCCGAGCAACTGCAGGCAGCATCAGCGGTGGTCGCCAACATCGACAACCCCGAGTGAAAGGAAGGCCATGTTGCAAGTCCAACATCCAGTCGCTGACTGGTACTTGGCGTTCGACGATCTATGGGAGTTGATGCGCGTCAACTGGCATACCCACAACACGTTCACGCAGAGCGGGATGTGGGATGCCGGTACTTTCAGCGTGCAAGGCATCCTGATGGTCGTCGATCGTCCGCCGTATCGCGGTGTGCTGCTGCACACCCAGGACGGTGAGAACGACGACTACGCCGTGATCGTCACCTACGGGCCGAAGTGCCACGAGTGCGGCTATCAGCCGTACAACATGTTGCAGTACGGCGATGACGACGAGCACGGCGTGTTGGCGTGGGCCGCATCGGTGATCACCGAGTTGGTCGACAATGCCAACGAGAACGGTGTCGAACGCCTGCACGAAGATGGCTGCAGCCACCTGACGTACCCCGACGACGATGACAGCACCTGAGCGTCGTCGGCTGCGGACATCACCGCTCGGCCAGCAGGTGCTGCCGGTGTCAGGGTTCCGCGACACCGAGTTGAAGATCACGTACCTGCCGTGGTCCGATCCGATCCTGGGGCTCGTCGGTTGGGAACTGATTCCTGACCGCGGGCACCGTGATCGGGCCCTCCTGGTCTACGTCTACCCTGTCGCAGCAGGGGGGCGTGGCCTGGAAGTTCGTTGTCATCTCGCTGACGACGAACCCAATCCCGAGACTGACCAACTGTTGGGTATGGTCACGATTCCTGCCGACTTGCTCGGTAGTGAGTGACCTTATTCCTGCGGGAATAAGCCTCGGCCGTGGCTCGGGTTCCAGCCGAGCCAGCCTCCGACGTTCACGAAATCTGGACGCCGATGGCCGTTCATCCCGCCCGATGGACGGCACGACAACAACCCACAACGAAAGGTCATCATGACTACCACTGAACTCGCCAAGCTCTCATTCGAGGACTTGGTACGCAAGGTTGGCGGCACGCCGGACAACGCCCGTCCGGTCGTCTTCCCTGCGGGCAACAACCAGTTCAAGTCGCCTGGGTCGTACGCCCAGGACCCGTTGTCCTCGAAGCAGGTCTACTGCGACGAGGTCGATGCCATGTACGAGTACATCCAGCAGAGCGAGCAACTGCCGTTCGGATTCAACGACGTGGCCGTGTGCATGACACGCGTGTTGCGCCGTTGCGATGGCGGCGTTGCGCGGTCGGTCAAGTCCCCGTTCAAGTTGGCGCAGGAACGCGTCGTCGAGACCGGCTACGACCGATCGGGCAAGATGCAGCACGAGACCATCCCCGGTGATTGGATGACGATCCCCGGTCTCGATGGCAAGTGCCGCGCGATTGCCAACCAGGACGGGACTGGCTCTGTCCAGTTCCAGTTCCGTCGCTTCTGTCAGGACGCGATCAACGGATTCTTCGCCTTCATCCGAGAGGAACTGGCGGAGCGTTCGATCTATCGCGGACAGATCATCACGTCGAACTACGAGTACGTGAATGTCGCCACCTTCGACCGTAACCAGGTCGTGTTCAACGCTGAGTTGCAGGAAGCCGTCAAGGTCGCCTGCATCTCACCGATCATCGACTTGGACGCATTGATCCAGGCCGGTGAGCGGCCGAAGCGCTCCGTCTTGCTCGCTGGTCCGCCAGGGACAGGCAAGACGCTGCTGTTCGGCGTGGCGCAGTCGCTCTTGTTCGAGATGGCGATGACCGGCGTGATCGTGCCGCCCGGTGGCTCCGCCCAGGACATGCAGAACGGGCTGCGAGTCGCCCGCAACTACATGCGCAAGGACGGCATCGTCGGGCTGTTCATCGAAGACATCGAGAAGATGGCCGACAAGGATCGGGCGCTCGCGCTCGACAACCTCGACGGCTCCATCTCGAAGTCGGATCGCATCCTGATCATGATGACGACCAACTTCCCCGAGCAGATCGCTTCGGCGTTCCTGCGCCAAGGGCGAGTCGACGACTACATCGAAGTCGGCCTGCCTGACGAGGAAGCGTTCACCCGCTTGATCCAACTGCGGTTGAAGGAGAAGTTGGACAAGGTCATCGACTGGAAGCGGGCGTTCGAGGCGTACCAGGACTACACACCGGCATGGATCGTCGGCGGCATGAGCAAGGTGATCCGTTCCGTGATCGCCCGCACTCACTCCGCCGACAACATCACCGTCACGACGCAAGACCTCGTGACGGGGGCAATGCTGATGCGACGCCAGTGGGAGTTGCAGGACACGAGTGCCAAGCGCACACCTGCGGTCCCCACGCTCGACCAGGCGTTCCAGTCGGCGGTCCAGGCCGCGATCGCGGATGGGGTTCAGGTCACCAGCAACCTCACCCGCGACGACTTGGTCGAAGCGGCTGCCACGGCCGTGGACTACAAGTTGGACGGCGCGCCGATCAACTTGAAGACCGAGATGGGCAAGCCCATCGAAGGTCAACTCGGGACCAACTGAGTTCCACTATTCCCCGAGGAATAAGCAGCGCCCCCTGGCTTCGGCCGGGGGGCGCTGCCTCGCAACCCACGAAAGGAATCCAATGAACGAGGAACACATTCGCAGTCTGCATCAGCAGATGCGCGAGTTGAAGGAGCATTGGTGGCATCACCATGACGAGCCCGATCCGCCGCCGTACCTGGCGGTGGTCTTCCGGGATATCGGCCCGATCGCGATCGACTGTGCCTTCTACGGCACGATAACGATCGCCGCTCACAAGCGGTACCCGAACGCGCCGATCCGCGGCATCACCGTCGAGGCGGGGGAAGACCCACCGGGCGCAATCCTGTTGTGGGTCACGATGTCGGCGGTCCACGACCGGGTCGAGTTGCCCGGCGAGCACAAGCTGCCACCGAAGGACGTGCCGATCGAACAGATCATCTTCAACGTCGAGGGTTGGGCGCGTTCGATCGACACGCCGGGTGCCACGTCGTTGGAGGAAGCGATCGAAGCGGTCGGTGGTCGTGAGGCATTGCCGCCACACGGCGACTTGGAGCAGGACTTCCGCAACAACCCGGCGTCCGATGTGCGCGAGACCATGACGACCTACTACGTGGTCACGGGCCCGCTGGGCTCGGCCGAGTGGCAGCGGGCAACCAGCCTGTTCCACAAGGACGACGGCGGCATCATCGTCTGGCAGGAGCCCTACATCGACGACAACGAGAAGTCGCCGGAAGCGGCCAACGAGGACACGCTGATCCAAGTGATGATCCCGTTCGTCACGCGGGAGGCGTTGTCATGACGATCGAACGTGAGACCTACACCGAAATCGTCCACTCGATGGTCTATGCGATGGCGATCCGCGAGATGAACCTGGTGCAGATCACAGCGATCCTGTACGCCTGCGCCCAGGAATCGACGACCGAGGAAGCGTTGGACCTGACACGGCAGGTGCGCGAGCGGCTGACGGATTGGTCCCAGGAGGATCGGGGCCGGATCATCGCGATCGAGATGATCATCGTCAAGTTCAAGTGCCAGAAGCTGCACGGCCCGTGCAAGAAAGGCGAGCACGCGATGATGCTGACGCGCATCATCGGCACGCACGATTGGCGACCTGAGCAGGTGTCGTCGTCGGTCGACTTCAACGAGGCCGTGCTGGACGCGATGCACACCATCCGACCGACCGCCGATGGCGAGACCGCCAAGGTGATCCACAACCGTGGCCTCGGCAACACGCTGTCGAGTCTGTTCGCGGAGATGTTCGGTGAGGAAGCCGAGACCATCGACGACAAGGTCAAGGACTTCGCATCCGAACTCGATGCCATATTCCCAAGCAACCCACAACCAGGAAAGGAGGAAGGCCATGAGTCTTCGTGACGAGATTCCACCGGACGAGTTGGCGGTCACGACCAAGGCGCTGGATATCCATCGTCAGTCGTTGATCAACAAACTCGAACGTCCGAACACGCCCGAGACCGAGAAGAAGCGCACGATGTTGGAGATTGAATCCTGCTCGCGCGCGGCGACTCGGTTCCGAGCCGAACATGACGGATATCTCGCTGATCAAGTCGCATCGTGAATGAGCACGCGACACCAGTGATCAAAGAGAGCGAGCGAATCAGCGACTCGACGTGGGCGCACCACATGACCAACGACACGATCATGTTCGGCTGTTCATGGCCGGGGTGCAACTACACGTCGGAGAACCGTGATTCGATCCCGACTCATTACAAGACTCACGTTGGTCAGGCCGCACAACGGCGCCGCGCACAGCGACGCCCGCGCTCGGCGGAAGTCACCAACGAAGTCATCGAGGCGGCGCTGGCAACGCTGGACATGGCACAGCTACTCGTCGATCGCGTCGACTCGTTCGACGCCGAGTTCAACAACCTGAAACGGCAACTCGAAGAAGCCAACATTCTCATCGAGGAACTGCGACAGGGCGACGAGGAACGCGACCGCAAGGCTGAGGCGTATGACCGCATTCAGCAAGCGATTCGTGATGCCACGGCGTAAGCGATGGACCATCCGAGCCTGGAACACGCATCATCCGGCCTACCTGAAACTTGCTATCCGCGTATGGGGCAAACGCCGCTCCATTCGTGGATTCGAGATACGGGTAGGACGCTTCGGTGTCTTTGTTGACAGGAGTTCTGATGCCACGGCGTAAGAAGCCACCGCCCGGTTACCCGACGCCACCGTACGTCCGCCCTCGTGGCCCGAAGCACGAATGCGAACACTGCGGTGGCGACACCCGCGCCGTCAAGGGCCAGACCCTCGACGACGCGGTTGCAATCCACCTGGCTTCATGTCCGGGTGTCCTACGAATCAACCCACGAAAGAAAGGAACCTAATGCCCGTCAAGCTGACGGAGAAGGAGCGAAAGGAACTGCTCGCACAGCAGTCCCGAGCACGCGAACTCTCCGACACATTCCTCGACTGCCGATCACTCGGTCACGCCTGGTCGCAATGCGCGCCAGACCGCAAGCCGCAGTTCGGTGAGTTGCAGGTATTCCAATGCACGCGCTGTCTGTCGATCCGCGATGACCTGGTGTCCGCCAAGTACGGCGAACTCCTGTCGCGCGGATACCGGATGGCGCCCGGCTACATGATCCCCAAGCCCGAGGATGGGACTCGAACGTTCAGCGCCGCTGCGCTGCGCGCCGAGCGCCGCCGACGCATGGCCGAGCGTTCATTGCTCCCGGTCATCGACTGGCCCGCCCCACTCGGTGAACAGCCTGAGGTCATCCCCGCCAGGCATCGCAACCGACCACCAGTGACACGTCCATCCACCAAGAACGGAGCCAACAAGTGAGTGCCGATGAATCAACCCCACCACGCCTGCGCGTGCCCTCGCAGGAACCCACCGACATCCCGGCCGATCCGTTTCAGATGGTCGTCACCGGCTACGTGATCGGCAGCCTGCTGCACGGCGGGCTCGACCTGTCGCTGATCACGGTGGAGGCGTCGACCAACGACCGGCGATCAGCATTCGTCGTCGAGTCCAAGACCAGCCGCAAGCGGCTGCGCATCTCCGTCATGGAACAGCGTGACGTGACCTAGTCCCTATTCCCTGAGGAATAAGGATTCACTCAGAGCCCCCGTCAGCTTCGGCTGGCGGGGGCTCTTTCGCGTCCCGGAACCGGTAACGGCTGAACGTCTGCAACACGGCACGCATGATGCGAATCGTGGCGAACGCTCCCAGCACGGCGCCGAGGACGAACGCACCTGCCAGGTGGACGTTCTCCCATTCGACGCCAAGCACATCACGTCTGACCGAGCGACTCGATCACCCAATCGTCGACTTCGGCCACGTCGGGCCAGCCCTTGACCTGCTTGCCGGACGTGTTCAGGAAGCGACCTGCCCACACCAGCACGTAGCGATCGAACACGGCGGGATCGCTGAGCGCGATCCGCTTGATGCCGTTGCCGATCCAGGCGGTGCCATTGCTATCGAGTGCGACTACGAGCACTTCATCTCCTTCCACGAAGGTGGGTGGTGGCAACGGGTCGGGGGTTGGCGGGACGGTCCCGGCCCGTCGCCGCAACTCGTCTATCACGTCAGCCTGGTTCCATGTGCCCGACGACGTAGCACGAGCCGGTTGCCACGGTCCCTGCACGGCATCGGCAACAGCCGGGTCGATCTTGCGATCGGGCGCCCACACCTGATGCTCGCAGGCATCGTCTGGACGCAACCCGAGGCGATCCGCGAGCATCAGGCTGAGCACAAAGTAGGCGTCGATCTGCGCCTGCGGCCACCATTCACCGACGCCGTTGTTGGCTGCCTCGATCGACACCGCGTAGGTGTTCATCGAGTCCTTCGGCACTTGCCCGCGCGACACGTTGTACGGTCCGCCCTTGCCGTTGGTGTTGGTGGCGCCGCCCGCCATAACCCACACGCCGCCCTCGCGATCGAGCAGTAGGTTGGCGACCGGTGCATCCGGCGAGCCGTAGCACATGTACGAGACATCGTTCTCAGGTGACGTGGCGCTGGCGGTGTGGTGCCACATCACTACCCAGGGGCGATCGCCGTCGTAGCCTCCCGAACTCCTGGCACGATGCTGCCACCCATCGACTTCATGGGTGACGAGACCAGCGGCGCGGCACCAGTCGGCAAGTTCGGTGAGGTACCTAGACCCCATCGTCGTCCCGCTGCCTGACGAAGATCACATCTTCCTCCAACTGCGTCACTCGCAGCGCGTCCCGCTCGGAGAGTTGTCCGGTGTTGCGCCGCTCGACGAACGGCCGCAACCGGTATTCCAGATCAACGAGGCAGCCACGCCAACGACCAGCTGGATCAGGGTTGCCGTCGAGTAGATCAAGTCGCTGCAGCAGGTTGCCAATCTGGATGGCGATCGCGTCGGTGGCGTCCCACGCATCCTCTGGCTCGAAGTCCCCGAAGTCGCTCAAAGCACGAACCAGGCGAGGGCGACGCACGCCAGCCCGGCTGCGATCAGGTCGACCCTGGGTGGGATCGGTGTACCCAACAGCTTCAACACGAACACGATCACGAACAGGATGAACGCGACCAGGAACAGTACGTCGGCCAGGTCGGCGTGACCTGACGAAATGGCTGCAATCACTTGGGCCTCTTTCCCGACCGAATCTGGCTGAGCCTGATCGCGGTCGCTTGCTTGTTGGCTTGCTTCTTCGTCCTGTAGGTCTTGCCCACCGTGCCGTACTTGTAGCCACCGCGTGTCTTGTGGACCGGCATCTCAGCCTCCTGTCGCAGCGATGCGCTGCAGTTCGTCGCGTTGCTGGCGCGCCCTCGACCGTAGCTCGCTGCGCTGCTGCGCCGGGCTGATGGTTCGCACCGGCAGGCCAGCCCATCGGCCCCACGATTCGAGTTGGCGATCGCCACCCTGACCGCCTGCAACCTGCGGCAGCAAGCGCAGCACCTTGTCGAGATTGGGATCGAGCGCACGAGCGGCGTTCATTGCCGCGGCGTCGACGTACCACTTGCCGTCTGCTCCACGTCGGGCCTGACCGAACAGGCTCAGCGCCAGCGCGTAGGGGACGGCAACACCACCGACCTGCACGGTGTCGTTGGGGGCGAACTGCTGACCGGTGAAGAAGTCGGTGCGGCTGGCGAACTCGGCAGGCACCGTGATCATCGGATTGAGGTTGGTCGCCATCTGCCCCAGGCCCTGACCCGAGAGCGCGTTCTGGATGCGCTGCAGGTCGTCGGTGTAGCGGAACTGCGGCAGGTCGGGCTGGGCCACGATCGGCATCCCTGCCGGTGGGCCGACGATCGGAATCTTGCTCGCCCACTTCGGCGTGCGCGCACCGAAGTAGATACCACCGGCCTGCTCGACGTAGCTGGGGATGACCGGCTTCGGGCCCGCACCGAGTTCGAGGTTGCGCGCCAGCGTTTGGTACGCCAGGTACATCCGCGGCTTGGTCCACATCTGCGTGAACTGCAGCGGCAGGTTGCGGCTCATGAACGTCCAGAACGGGATGATCCGCTTCATCTGCTCGTCGAACTTGGAGACCTGGCCGTAGTCGAAGTGGATGCGCGTGATCCGATTGAGCGCCTCCGACACGGTGCCGCCACCCTCGGTCGTGTGCAGCCCGAGCGCCAGCCGCTGCGGACCTTCGACCCACTCACCGGCCCGCTTGCTCAGTCGCGTCGCCGGGTTGGAGAACACCCGCTCTGCGAATCGCCCGGCCCCGGCGCGGGCCTCACCGACACCACCTTCGATGAACTGACCACCGGCACCGGAGGCGAACGTCGCCCGGAACGCATCGCGCTGTGCCTGCGGCAGCCCACGCAGGAACTCGACGGGGTTCTCCGCTGCTCGGTACTGCTTCCACAACCGGATCGCTCGCAGTTGCTCACGGACGCCGACGCCCTCGGTGGCGTTCATGAAGATCGCGGAGAGCGCGTTGCGAACGTGGAAGCCCGGCGTCAGCGTGGCGTAGGTCTTGAAGAAGTTCGTCCACGTCGTGAACAGGCGACCGAACAACTTCGAGTCGAGCACTTCGTCGACGCCGAACATCGCCCGCTCCAAATCCTTGTGGATCAAGATGCCGCCGTCCTGCCCAACCTCGCGGTACACCTCGCGAATCTGCGCCTTCAACACCGCGGGCAGCTTGCCGTTGTGGGCGTCGCGGAACATGTCGTTGATCGCCCGCGCCGGAAGATCGGTGCCGGTCGTCAGTGATGCCAGCGCCTGCTCGTGCGACATCAGCGCCGCCTCGATCCGCTTGCGCGTGCCCTCGGGCAGCACCTGCCCGGCGTTGGTCATCCAGCGGTTGACATCGTCGACGGCAGCCTGCAGGCCCTGCGCATCCTCGGGGCGCATCTGCCGGTTGGCAACAGCGGTCAGGTCTTTGAGCGTGGGGGCGCCAGCCCGGCGCTGCTTCTCGACAATGTCGAGCGCTCGCTGCTTGGTCGCCCACTCCTGGATCGACTGGTTGATCTGCTCGTGGATCACCCGCGCCTGGTCGGCGTTGTTGAGCGCCTGCTGCCAGTCACGCACCGGGTCCGGCATCCGGTTCTGATACAGGTCGGTGATCATCGAGTGGATGCGCTGCTGCTGGAACTGCGTGCTGGCGTTCTCGGCCTGCAGCCCGGCGATGCGCTCGCTGGCTGCGCCCTGCATCTCGGTACGGATGCCCTCCAACTCGGCAGGCGTGCCACGTCCACCGAGCGCCTCGGTGCGCTGGCGGGCTTGCTCAATGTTGGGCTCGAACCGCTGACGCACCAGTTCCTCACGAGTCGGCGGGACGATCGGCGGGTACTCGGTCTCACCGAAGCGCGGCTCACCCGCCGAAGGCGCCCGGTTCTGCTGCAGGGTCTTGCGAGCGTCCTGCACGGTCTTGGCTACGTCGGGCTGGTCACCCATCCGCTCCTGGACGGCAGCCAAGCGCTCGCGCAACGCTGCCAGTTCGGTGGGGTCGGCCTCGGCCTTGGTGATCCCGAACTGCTCGGCGCGAGCGAACGCCTCCGACATCGTGCCCCGGAAGGATTCCTCGGCGCCGCGCGACGTGATCCGCCACTCGGCAGGCGTGTTGGCGCCGAGCCCACGCACGCGCTCCAACACGACACGCTTGCCGTTGATCGTGGCCCGGAACCTGCGAGCGTTCTCGGTGAAGGCGGGGCGCGGCGGCTGGGGATGCTCGGCCAGCCACGACTCAGCCTTGTCCAGTTCCGCTTGCAACTTCTTCAACCGCATCGTCGCGCTGCGCTTGCTGCGAGCAGCGCTGGCACGAGCGGGGCCGTACTCGTCCTTCCACCACACCGGCTTGCCGATGTACTTGCGCGGCTCGCGCTTGGGCATCCTGATCAGCTTGAAGGGTTCCTCGTTGGGCGGCTTGGTCAGGTAGGTCTCCTGACGCACGCGCTCCATCTCGCCCAGCAGCCGACGACGCTGGCCGTTGCGCTTGCGCCACTCACGTAGGTCGCGGGGCTCGGTAGCGGGACCCTGGCGACCGACCTCCTGCCAGTCGGCGGGCTGACGCGGGGCCTCAGCTGGGTTCTCGATTTCGTTGATCCGCCGCTGCAGTTCGCGCTGGACCTGCTCGTCCGCGATGTGGCCCTGCGCCTCAGGTGAGTCGAGCGCGGTGCGCGCCTGGCTGATCATGCCCTCACGGGTCTGCGACTCGGGCCGAGTGAGGCGATCAATCTCGTCGCGCTTGTTGGTGTTCTCCTTGACGTACTGGCTGAGTTGCTCGTGCTCCTGGCGCAGTTCCTCGATGTACGCCCGGCGCGCTTCCTCGCCCTCGCCGGTACGGATCATCTCGCGTCGCAGCGCGGGCCAGCGTGCCTGGGCTGCCTCACGCGCCATGTACTGCGTGCGGAACACGCGGTCGATCGGCTCGGTCTCACCGGGCAGCGTCAGCCGCCAGCCCTCGGGCGTCTTGTTGACGCGGAAGCCGGTGTACGGCGGGTTGTTGCGGGTGTAGCCGACGATCGGGCGAGGCTTGCCCTCACCGGCTCGGATCGCCTGCTCGCGCCCACGCGGGTCGTAGTCACCCGACCAAATGATGTCGCCGGTCTCGGGATCACGAACGTGGAACGTGCGTCCCCACTGCTCGGGCTGCGTGCTCGCCTGGTACTCACCTTCGACGAACTTGCCGCCCTCACGCGGCTGCGACCACGTCAGCTTCGTCGGTGGCTTCTCGCCCGCCAGGTCGGGCAGGCTGCCGAGTTGCTGCAACTCCCGGCTGAGTTCATCCAGCCGCTTGGACTTGTCGACGTACTCGGTCAGGTCGGGCCGGTTCATCTGCTCGATCGCGTGCGCCGCTGCGTCGCGTGTCGGTGTCGGTGGCCGCTGCTCCAACTCGTACTGCTGCATCTCAGTACGGGCCTTGTTGAGCCGCGTCTGCGCTGCCTTCATGTCGATGCCGTGGGTGGCGGCGTAATCCTCGATCCGGGCCTGCTGCGTGTCGTACTGCTTGACCACGTCCTGGGCCTGCAGCCACGGGTCCTCAGCGATCCGGCGCTCGGCATCACGCAGGCTCATCCCGAACCCGTTGGCACGCGCGCGGGCAGCGTTGGCGTCACGGCGTAGCTGCTTGACCTGCGCCTCCATCTCGGCGCGGGCGGTCTCGATCCGCTGCGCCTGGGCCTCGGTACGACCGGGCCGATCACCGAAGGTGGCGAGTCGCTTGTCGATCCGATCGGCCTCGGTCTGCAGGCGCTGCGCTTCCGCCTCTGCTTCGGCGCGCCCTGCCGTCATCCGCTCCCGACGAGCCAGCAACTCCTGTGCCCGCCCGCTGGCCTCGGCGTTACCGACAACCTCACGCGCCTGGCGCGACTCGATCGCACCGATCAGGTGGTCACGACCCTGAGACTCACGCGCGATCCGGCGCTTGACGGCACGCGTCGCCTTGTCGCGCATCTCGCTCATCTCGCGCTCGGCACGATCCAGGTTCTCGTGCATCGTGGCGAAGCGCTGCAACTGCTCGTCGACCTGGGCCTGCGAGTCGGCCTGCAGCGCCTTCTCCAACCCGGCCTGCAGGTTCTCCCAGCGACCACGCTCGTGTTCGAGTTGGGCGGCAATCTCACCCAGCCGTTCCTGCTGGGCGCGGGCGATGTTCTTCGGCGTCTGCGAGCGGATGCCGTGGATCGTGGATTCCTTGGCCCGCATGACCTGCTCGTTGGCCGACGACTCCTTCAACAGTTCGAGGTACTCGGTCTCCAACTTGTCGACGCGCTCGCGAGCAGCGGTCAACACCTTCTGCGTCCGCTCCACGTTCTTGGCGCCCAGCGCGCGGGCCTTCTCGAATGCCGCCTCGGTGCGCTGGCGGGTGTCCTCGATCGCTCTGGCGATGTTCTCGCGCTGCGGCCCGGCAATGTCCTGGAACTCGGTCAGCACCTGCTCGTGTGTCGGCGGGACGCGGGGAATCTTCTCGCCGTTGGGGCCGACACCGGCCGGGACGGCGCCGCCCTCGGTGATGATCTTGTTGCGGGCCTTGGTTGCCTCGGGGTCTTCGACCCACTCCCACTGGTGCGTCGATGCCGGGCGCTGCTCGGTCGTCGGGCCACGCACGTAGCGCGGCTCGGTCGTGCCCTCGCGCGGCTGCATCTTGATGTCGCGACCGAACGGGTCCCACGACTTGGGCAACTCCTGCTTGCGCTCCAAGCCTTCCAGCCCGAAGCGAGTGGCGTGCTCGAAGCCGACGTTGCGAGCGACATCCTTCTCGGTCGACTTGATGTAGCGCCGCCAGGCTTCGACCGGGTCGGTCTCGTAGAGATTGCCAGTGAAGCCGTGCTGGCGCAGCAGCCCGCCCAGCTTGTCTTCCAACTCGGCCAACGAGCCGGTCGTGATTTCGACTTCGTCCTTGCCGATCTTGAACACCTGCGGTGAACCATCGGGGTTGGGGCGGAACAGGCGGCGCTGCAGGAAGCCGCCTTCCTCCAACAGATCGCGGTCGGTGACACCCAGGTCACGGCGGATGAAGTCGAGCAGCGGGTTCTGCCCCTTGCGCAGCTTGTTGAAGAACCGGAACGCATCGCGGCTGAGAACGTGGGGCACCACGTAGCGCGACTGCTGACCGTTGGGCAGCGTCCACGGCCGCAACTCAGGCGGATCGAGCCCGAGCGCCTTCATGGTCTCGATCATCTGTGGCGCCATCGCCGTGGCCGCATTCTCCACGCCGGTTTCCTCAGCGGTCTGCACCATCTGCGCCCGTTCCTCTTTCGAGAAACCCTTCAAGTCGTCGGCCAGCTGGTGCAGGTAGGCGACAGCCGGGGCACGGAACTCGCCCTTCGCCAGCCGCATCGCCTCGTTGGCGGCATGGGTGCGCAGCGCTACTTCGCGGCTGACCGCTCCCTCGCCGGTCAGCAGCCGCTCGGTAGCGGGCCCCAGCTTCTGACCGATCACGCCGGTCGGCGTCCTGACCTTGCGCAACTGCTCGCCCGCCGTGCGCGTCCACAGTTCCTTGCCAGGCGACAGCACCCGCGAGACACCGCGAGCGAGCGGCTCGGTCATTGCCTCGGTGCGAGCGGCAGCACGCGCTGCCAGTTCCGGCGAGACACGCGAGAGCGGCCCGTAGACCACGTCCTGGATCGGCACACCGTGCAGCCGGATGGCGTGGCTGTCGATGCCCATCGCCGCCAACTGCTCGGACGTGGCAGCGTTGACGCCACGCTTGCCGATCACGTCGAGCGCTTCCTTCTTGCCGATCTTGGTCAGCGCTTCCAGTTCCTGATTGGCTCGCTCGGCAGCGGTACGTGTGGCAGCCTGCGCTTCCTCAGCGCCCGTCCCGCCCAGGCGCGCCCACTGCGCCGCCACGTCGGCCGCCTGGTTGGCTGCAGCCGCTTCGCGCTCGGCCACCTTCTGCGCGTCGAGCAGCTTGTTCATGTAGCTGAACCGGGCCTCGGCACCGGTCGCCGCCTTGGTGCCACCACCGAGCGCCATCAGCGGGTCCGAGCCAATGTCGCCCGCGAAGCCGAGCCCGCGCCGCGCCCAAATGTTCCACGCATCCGAGCCCGGCTCGTGCCCACCGAACTGCGGCTCGATGATCGACGTGCCGAAGCCCTCGTGCTTCTTGAAGTCACGCCAGACTTCGCCCCAATCGAAGCCTGCCTTGTTGCCCTCGGGGCGGGCGATCGGCGTGTAGTCGATGCCAGGCAGCTTGGCGACCGCCCGGTTGAGGTCTTCCATCGCCCCCGTTTCGAGGCCCTGGCGGATCAGCCCGGTGACACCGGCACGCGGATAGTCGAGCACCATCAGCGGCTTCAAGATCGCCTTGCTGACCGGGTTGCCGATCACCCATCCGAGACCGTGGACCGCCGCCTGCTTGATCCCGCCATCGTCGGCCGGGCCCATCGGGTTGGGATTGCTGGCGGCGTACTGCTCGACGCGCGCCATCAGGTCGTCGCCGGGATCGGGCAGCGGTGCCACCGGCCGACGACGGACAGCAGCGGGGGCGCGCCGCACGGGCGGCATGTAGGTCACACCCGGTCGTGTTGCAGCGACAGCCGCAAGCTGCTGTGCCAGCGTCGCCACGAGTTATCCCATGCCACCCGCTGCGAACATCGACTGCGCGCGTGCAGCAATCTCGTCCTGGTAGGGAGTGCGCCCTGCCTTGCGTGCCAGGTAGGCAGGCAGCATCGCCTGAGCGTAGGCCAACTGCGCGGCATGGGTGCGCTTGTATGCGTCGGTGCGGGCGTTGGCGTCCTGCTGCTTGGTCGTCGACGGCCCGGTAGCGCGCAGCTTGCCCTGGTTCTCCAACTGCCGACGCTGGGCGGCGGTGAGCCCGATCCCGGTCATGTTGCGCAGGCTGGCGGGCAGCATCGCCGTGATCGCCGCCAGCTTCTCAGCGTCGGTGTTGGGGTTGCCGTAGGCCGACAGTTGCGGCAGCCCCGGCAGGTTCATCTCGACACCACGCGCGCCGCCACCGACCATCGTGGCGCCAGGGTGGCCCGGCACAGTCGTCATCGGCTCGCGTAGCGATTGGCTCATGTAGTCCGCCAGCGCCTGCTTGATCGTCGGCTGCACCGCAGTCGAGGGGTTCTCGCCGCCGTACGCCTCGAACGGACGGATCGCCAGGTTCAGCGCCTGCTCGCGTGCGTCCTGTGTGGCGGTGCGCTGGCCGAGTTGTGGCATCACCGTGGGATCACCGACGTAGCGACCACCACCCCAGGCGGGCGTCGTCAGCATGTCGCGGTTGATGCCACCGAAGTAGTCCTGCATCCCGCCCTGGACGCCACCCGCGAAGCGGTTCATCGCCGCCTGGTCCTGGGCGGTGAACTTGCGCTGCAGGTCAGCCTGACGCAACCGCTCGGCCTCGTTGCCCTGGTACCGCGCCCGCTGCGAAATCAGATCACCGAAGTTGCCTTGCAATGCCTGCTCGATCCCGGCGAAGTCCGGGTTGTTGTTGCGCACGTAGCTCTCGTCGTACTGCGTGTTGGGCGTGTCGAGGCCCTGGTCCTGGAAGAACTGCGTCGTCTTCGAGGGGGTCTCGGTGACCTGGAAGAACTTGCCGTCGCGCTCGATCACGCCCGAGTTCGGCAGCGCCGCGCGCGCCATCACACCCTGCTCGGTGTTGTAGTTGTCGTAGACGCTCGCCGCCATCTTGGTGACCGCATCCCAATCCGGCTGGGTGTCGGTCCCCGGTGGGTCGTACTGACCGGGTGGCAGCCGTGGCAGTGCCGCCTTCAACGACTGCATCACCGGGTCCTGGTCGGCGCCGGGGGCGGTCACGGCCTGGCGAATCTTCACCATCGCCTGCGACGGCGAGAGACCCGTCAGCACGTACTTGGCGATCAGGTTCTCCAACCCGGTACCACGCGACTGGATCATCAGCGAGCCGGTGATCGGGAAGTCCAACTGCTTCTCGGTCTTGATCGGATTGAAGGCGCCGGGCGCGAAGCCACCCGTCAGCGCCGTGTTACGCATATCGAACAACGACTGCTGGCGATCCTGCATCGAGTTCTGGAACAGGTTCTGCGTCTGCAAGTTGTACGGGTTGGGCACGCCCTTGCTGCTCGTCGGGTACTGCAGCGACTGCAGCAACTGCGTGAAGTACGGGTCCATCTCTGGCTGGCCCGCGTTGGGATCGTTGGGATCGGGGAACACCAGCGGCGTTTGGTCGTAGGCGTAGTCGTCGTTAGACATAGAGACCCCAATCCCCGGCCAGGCTCGTGCCCGGCGCCTTGGCACCGGCCAGCTGCAACAGCGTCTGCATGATCCCCTGGTTCCACTGGTTGCGGTTGCCGACGTTGGTGTCGCCCACGGTGTTGCCGCGCTGCCAGTTCTGCGTCGACTCGGTGTTGGCCGCGTCCAACTGCGCCTGACGCACCATCTGATCCCACGCCGACTGGCCCTTGGCCTGTGCCATGTTGACGCCGAGGTTCAACATGTTGCCCTCGATCCCGAGGTTCTGTTCGGTCGTCGTGCGGTCGCCCGCCAAGGCCCGCAGGTTGGCAGCCTGGCGAGCCTGATCGTTGGCTGCCAGCAACGCCTGCACGTTGCCGAAGGCGCGATCGGCCTGAGCGCCCTCGCCCGCCGTCTGATGCAGTTGCCCGTAGGCGTTGTTGGCCTGGGCCATCGCCCCCATCGAGTCGTACAGGTTGGGGTTGACCTGCTGCAGTCCGCCCCCATAGGGGTTGATGTAGTTCTGCATCGCCTGCTGAGCGGCGTCGTAGGCCGACGTGGCACGCTGCTGCACGCCCTGCAGCCCGGTCGTGATCCCCTGGCGAGCGGTGTCGTACTGGCCGGTCTGGAAGTTGCCGTAGTACTGCGCCGGGTCAGGCAGGTCGAGCGGGTTCATCGTCAGGTCTTGCGGCTTGCCACCCTTCATCTGGCCGAGCAGCCAGTTGAGCGTGTCCTGGTCGAGACCGGTGGGAGCGGCGCCACCGCCACCGCCACCGCCACCGCCACCGCCACCGCCGCTACGGAAGCCGGACAACGGGCTGATCGGCGCCTGATTGGGCGCCGTCCCCCGACCAATCTGCATCTGGATCGAGGACTGCTCGGAAGGCGACAGCGTGCGCGACTGGTCGAGCACCGACTGCCAGGGATACTGCGTGTCGGGTCGAGCGTTGGCGCTCGGGTTCATGTACCACGGCAGGCTGGTGCCAGCCACGGTGGTCGACGTGCCCGCGGGCAGCTTCGGGCTGACGGTGTAGGGCGTCGGCTTGACCTTGGCCTTGTTGCCAGCCGTGACGTACGGCGTGGTGACGGTCGGCATCACAAACCTCCTACGAGTTGACGCAGATACTCGATCGCCTGGGCATCATTGGCGATCGACTGCGCCTTCTGTGCCTCGATATCGCCCAGCGACTGCTGATGGAAGGCGTCGAGGTTGTTCTGATTCAAGTCGTACTGCTGCAGCTGCTGGGTCAAGTCCTGGGCCCCGTAGCCGTAGTTGCGGATGTAGTCCCCGGCGTAGTTCTGCATCGCCTGCTGCTGCACGCCGGACTGGACGCCACCGCCCGCGAGACCACGCTGACCGTACTGCGCCTTGTACGGGGCATAGCCCTGCTGGAAGGTGCGGCTCATGTCGCCCAGGCCACGCTCGCCACGCTGCTGACTGAGGAAGCGACCATAGGCGTTGGTCGCGGACTGCGTGCCATAGTCGTACTCGACATCACGCTTCTGGCGCTCATAGGCGCCCGCGTCGTAGGGAGAGAACGTTGCCATCTCAGCCGATTCTGACGATGAAGTTCACGACTTCATAGGGGGCGAGGTTGCCGTTGGCGCCCGACACGCCTGCAGCATCGGTCGAAGGGGCAGTCGTTCCGGTGTTGACGGCTGCCGTCATCCCGGCTGAGTTGAAGTTGTTGCCGTCGACGGTGATCGGGTGGGTGTGGGCGGCGCTGCGACCACCAGTCGTCAGGTTGTGCTGGTGGGCGGGGGCGGCATCGAGCCCGTAGAGGTTCGAGGGCACGCCCGAGTGGCCGGTGCCGGACTGATCCATGCCGAGCGTGCCGGTGCCACCGAACGCCCAAACGTTGGGGTTGCCCGAGGCGGCGTGGGTGTGGGCGCCCTGCGCATCGCTCGTTCCGCTGTGGTAGTGGTCGGCGGACTCGGTTCCCGACGAAGCGGTGTGGGCGTGGTTGACGTTGTGCTGGTGATCCCCCATCGCGTGGACGTGAGCGGGCGTCGTGTGCGAGTGGCTGACGATGATCAGATCACGGGAACCGCCCCTGGCACCGAGCGTGCCGAACAGGGGGTCGCCCTGGAAGCGACCGACGCCAACCCGCCCACGTCGGTCAGGCAGGTTGAAGTTGGCACCAGCGCCGCCATAGGCGTAGCCGATCACGGCGAACAGCGCGGCGTAGAGCGGATCGGTCGTCGACTTGCTGGACCCGTCGCAGAACGCCCACCCGGCTGGGGCGTTGGGCCCGGCGAACTCCCACACCGTGCCGATCGGCACCACGTTGGAGTCGACGTACGCCTTGGTCGCAGCGTGCTGGGCAGCGGTCGGCGCGCCTGGCAGCGAGAGCGGCCCGGTCATCGCCACCGAGCCGTCGCGGTTGATCAACTCCTGGCCGACGTGGCCCTCGATGACACCGAAGTTGTAGTCAACGTCGACGGCGGTGGCGGGCGTGTTGTTGAGAATGTCGCGCAGTGGCGCCATCGCCGTCATGTCGTGAACCTCCGGGGATTGAACTTCAACACGATCGCGTCGACCGACCAGGCCAGCGACTTCGTGTAGTCCTCGGGCAAGAACTCCAACATCACCGCTCGCGCCCATCCGAGCGATCCACCACGGGTAGCGACAGAGGGCGCGGTCGGTCGCACGATCACGTCACCCTGCGCGCTGCCACCACCCCACTTCGACCCGTCGCCCCAATCGAAGCCGCCGCCGAGCGGGTCAGCGCGGCCACCGGCACGCCAGAAGACACCGCCCCCCGCCAGCACGCCGAAGACGTGCGAGCGCTGCGCCACGTCGGAGTCGTAGTTCCAGTACGTGTTCATGCGCACCGTCACCGCGGCCGGTGGCTTGCGAGCGATCACACGCGGACGCAGCCACGACTTCTGCATCTCGGGATACCCGGCGTGCTTCCACGACGTGCGGTAGAAGCTGCGAAACCCGACCGTGGCGCTGCCCGGCTTGAACACGTCGCCCGCCAGGCTGGTCCCCACCATCGTGCGCATGATCCCGGCGTAGCCGGTGCAGCCACAAGTCACGACCATCGGGAACTCGGTCGCCACGTCGGAGCGCTCGACGATGCAGGCGATCGTGCCCAGCGCGGGCTTGTAGCGAATCCAGGCCCCGTTCCCAATCTCGGGGTCATAGATCATGATCGAGCCGTGGCTGTTGAACTCGGGGTCAGGGTCGTACGGCGTCGAGCACCACAGCCGACGACTGATCCAGCCCAGCCACACGTCGGTGTCGGTGCTGATCGAGTCCGTCGCCCGCCTGATCGTGTCGCTGATCAACTGCGGATCGCCACCCTGGTAGCGGTAGATGCCGTTGCGACCCGACGCCGAGTAGAAGTAGACCGAATCCTCGGACTTGGTGACGGCACCGATCTGCGGCGTCCCGATCGAGAGCGAGACCTTGATCAACTGCCACGAGTTCTTGTCGTAGCCGTAGAGCGCCCACACGCTGTCGACCTTGAAGATCAGCAGGTGATCGCGGAACGACTTCAAGGCGGTGATCTTGGAGCCACCCTGCAGGATGTCGATGTAGTCGGCGGTGGCCCAGTTCTCGGGCGTGTCGGGATGCGACCAGCGCACCCGGTTCGGGTAGGTGACGCCGTTCTCGATCATGTTGGCGGCGAACATGTAGCCGCCGTGGGCCTCGACCAACTCGCACGCCGGGAAGGTGTTGTTGCCCGCCACGTCGTTGGTGTAGTCGTCGTCGTAGTTGCCCGTCGCCAGCTTGGTCATCAGCGTCGCCAGGTTGCCGCTGGCGGGAATGCCCGTCACCTTCGCCGCCTGGTTGTTGCGGCCGGTGGCGAGGTAGACCGTGTCACCCCAACCGGCGATGTCGGCAAGGTGCGGCGTGGCGGTGGCGGTGATCGCCATGTCGACGAAGTTCTGACCCTGCTGGCAGGTCCAGACCTTGTTGGCGTTGGTCACGAACACCGCCCAAGCGCCCGTCGAGAACAGGTGCATCTCGGCGTTGCGCGGGCGCCAGTTGGTCGTCGGCGTAGCGACCACGTCGTTGGCGTTCCAGCCCGTCCAGCCCGCCCGCGTCACGATCCCGCCACGCGGGTCCATGTTGATGTTGAGCATCGACGGCGACTCGTTGTCTTCCAACATGAAGTCGGTCTGGCGAAGGTTGAGCCCCCCCGTGAAGTCGAGAACGTTGAGCGGCTGCGTGGTCACGGCGGCGTCAGCACCCAACTGCCGCCACTGCGCGGGATGCCCAGGATCGAGCCGGTATAGACCAGCGGGCGCTGATGACGCGGGTCCATGATCGCGGAGCGCGCCGCTTCGGCATCTCGCATCCAGCGATCCATGTAGACCGACTCCAACTGCTCGTCTTCCTGCTGGGCATAGGCCAGCGCGCAGGCGTAGTGCGTGAAGCAGTAGTGCAGCCGGGCATCGCAGTCGGGCTCGTTGGCGGCATTGAGCCACGTCAGTGGACGCCGATAGCCGCGCAGCACGTACGTGCGTGGGTTTGTCATGTCCCCGTTGCGCGGGTAGGTCGTGATCTGACCGCCCCACAGTGTGTACTGCGTCGGCAGCATCGTGCCCACCTGCGGCCCGGCGTACCAGCCCTCCGCGAACTCCGGTGCCACCATCTGCAGCCGGTAGTTATGGGTCTTGTCGGTGAGCGAGATGATCCCTGGCGGGTTCACGTCACCAGGGATCGTGATCATCGAGGCACCAGGAGCGAGCGTCACATCCCAGGTCTGCTCGTAGAACGGCCACTGAGTCTCGCCGTTGATCGTGCGCTCGAAGCCCTGCTGCAGATAGGCGTCGATCGTCGGGTCGGGCAGATCGGCCGACGTGGTCTGCGTCTGCACCCGCACGACGCTGCGAAGATCGGTGAGGTTCATCCGAACAGGTCATCCTCTGTGATCGACTTGTCGTCACTTGGTGAAGTCGCGTCGCTATTTGGTGAAGTCGGCTCTGGACTTGGCGTTGTCTTCGGCGTCCGCTTGGCCTTCGGCTTCGGCTGTGCCTCGTCCGGCCAGGCCGGGACAGCAGTGACGCCGGACTGGAAACGATTGGCCGGTGCCGACTCTCGCCCGCCCGCAGCGTGGTTGCGCGCCTTGCTCGTGTCGCGCTGGCCGTAGTACTCCCCGACCAGCACGGCATCTGGCCGCGTGGCGTTGATCGGTCGGGCGTACGGGTTGTTGGGTCGAGACTCTGGCATGACGCCATCCTTTCAGGTCGCCCGGCTCGGCCAGCGTGAAACGGGACCGAGCCGGGCGATGAAGGTCACGGCGCCTTGCTGATCCCCGTCAACTTGAACAGGCGGCGCCGGTTGTTCACGACGGCGTTGCCGAAGGTCGTGATGAAGGCGACGCGGGCGTCGACGGCGTTGGCGGTGGCGGCGTTGAGACCCGCACCCGAGGCGACCGAGCCGGTCATCGACGGATCGCTGCTGCCAAGGTTGCCGGTGAAGCCCGAGTGCTTGAAGTTGCGGTCCTTGTGGATCACGAGGCCGACGTAGTCGGAGTTGATCCCGAGCATCACGCCAGCCGGGCAGTCCGAGTCCCACATGATGGGGACGTTCTCGAACAGCAGGTTGCGGAAGCCGAGGTTGGCCTTGTTGGTGTCGGTGTAGCGAACCTGCGGCGTCAGCGTCGACTCGTAGAACGAGTACGTCGCCGGGTCGGTGAAGATCGCATCGACCTCATCGCCACCGTTGTCGCTGGTCGTCATCACGGCCGTGCGCATCGCGGTTTCGAGACCGGCCGCGTCGACGGCGCCGACCGCCGCCACGTACGACTTCCACCACGCCTCGGTCGCGGGGTCGATGCCACCGGCAGGCACCGTGTCGCTGATCAGGTTGATCAGCGAGTTGAAGTCGTTGGTCGGGGTGGCCGAGGCGTAGGTGCCGTAGAGCATCCCCGACAGCCGCTTGCGCAGCGTCTGCTCGGACTGCTTGATCTTGGCGTCGAGCACGTTGATGATCTGGCTCTTGCCGCTGTTCTGCGCTTCCTCCAACGCCGAGATGGCGATGGTCGCGAACAACTGCTTCCAGAAGTACTGCGCCGCCGTCACCGTGTTCTGCGGCTTGACGACGATCGTGTCCCATTCGCCGTAGCTGTCGGCCTGGCCTTCGGCGTACAGCAACTGCTCGACGATCGAATAGCCGCCATCCTCGATGCGGACGCGGCCGTTGCTCTGCAGATGCTCCAACAGCGGGCGCTTGCGGAAGATGTTGTCGATCAGCTTGCCGTGCGCGTTGTGCATCGTGGTGGACAGGACTTCGTTCCATACCGATGGAACGTGGGTAGCGAGTGTCATTGGTCAGACCCTTTGGGCTATGACCGATCAGCGCTGACGGCGCTCCACTTCGTCGAAGGCCGCTTCGATCGCTTCTCGGTAGGACGAGTATTCGGCGTTCACAGGAGCCGAACCACCCCCGACCACACCCGTGCCATTGCCAATCACCGCTGCCGCTTGCGCGGCTGCAGCTTGACGCTGTTGTTCCTCTGTCGCCCTCTGCTGCGCTGCCGTTTGCTGCGCGCTGTGCTGCGCCTGAAACGCCATCGACTGGTACACCAACGGCAGATACTCGATCCCGAGGTTCATCTGCATCGCGGTGCCGACGACAGCACGGAGTTGGTCATCGTTCAGTCCGTACTGCTGTTGCAACCCGTACACGGCCCGCTGCAGTTGCTCGTCGGCTTCGCGCTGCGTGAATCGACGTTCGAGCGCTTCGCGTGCTTGGCGCTCTTGGTACAACTCACGTTCGAGGGGATCATCGAACTCGGGCTCTTGCTCAACCTGTTGCTGAGCCGCGGCCTGTGCTCGCTGCAGGCCCAGGTACTGCTCGACGCTCATCCCCGCGTGGTCAGCGAGGATTTGGACGGTCAGCCCAGGATTGGCCTGCATCGCCTGGTGGAGTCGGATGGCGTCTTCGGCCTGTCTCCGTTGCTCAGCCAGTTGCTGCGAGTGCTGCGTGAACGCAGCCTGTCGTTGATACCCCTGCAGCGCTTCGTCGAGCGGGACCGAGAGTTCCTCACCATCGACCTTGACCCGCACATGCTTGCTGCGCAGATTGTCGTCGAGTTCGAGGTATTCCGGCTCCGCTGCTGGCGGCGGTGTTTCGGGTTGTGACGGCGGAGACTCGACTTGTCCGGCCGCTATGCCGGGGTCGCCCTCACCCGCCTGCCCTTGTGGGGCGGGTGCATCTGACATTGGAAACCTTCCTTGATGTCGTCGATCGACATAATGACAGAACTCGTGTACCGTCCGCCACCATGAGTGATACTCCCGCTGAGCCTGAGGTCGAAGTCGGTCCCGATGACAACATCGGCCACGGCGTCGGCAACTACCAAGACGACACCGAGCAGACCGGCGAGGCTGCCCCCGCTGGCGACGACGAGTAATCAGTACGGCGCTGGTGCCATCTGCCCATTGGGCGGTGGCGGCGCCCCACCCTGACCCATCATCGCCGCCAGCATCTCTGGCGTGAGTTCCTGCGGCATTCCTGGCGGCGGGCCAGGTGGCGGACCACCCATTCCTGGCGGCGGGCCCGGTGGCGGACCCTGCATACCCGGCGCTGCCGCCCCAGGCGGAGGGGCAGCGCCCTCCGGTCCGCCTGGCGGCGGAGGCCCACCTTGCGGCGGCTGTGGTGCAGGAGCGTTGATGAAGCGCCCGGCGTCCTTGATGCCGAACCCCTTCTGCAGTAGCTCCTGAGCGAACACGGGCATGTTGATCACACCGGCCTGCATGAACGGCGTCATCGCGTCGACCATCTGCATCGCGGACTGACGCCGGAAGGTCTCGTTGCGAGGCTCGGTGGAACCGCCCTGGACTTCGTAATCGAACTGGCCGCGTACCCTGTCGGCATCGAAGTTGACCCAGGCTCGAACGGGCATCGTGACAACACGAGCGACCTGATCGCCGGTCACGTACTGCTGCATGAGCCCGACGACGCGCTCGGCAATCTCACTCAGCACGCCCTCGATCTTGGCGAGTCGGTCCTGGGCCCGAGAGTTCGACGCGTCCTGGATCATCGCAGCCTCGGTAGCTGTGCGCTTGATCTGCTGCTGTGGGGCCCCGCGCTGGTAGTCGCTCACGCCGGACACCCGATCCAGATCATTCGCGATCATGGCCGACTGGTCGAAGAACTCTGGCGGCGTGATCACCACCGGGACGGGCGCCATCGCGTCTGACGGGTTGGCGTCGCCCTGGACCGGGATCATCACGTTGTCCTTCTCGGACTCCAACGCCTTGGTGCCGTCTTCGTCGAAGCGGTCGCGGGCATACAGCCACGCTCGACGGAACTTCTTGCGGTAGTTGAACATCTGCGTGCGGGTCTCGTTCAGTTCCAACTGCAACGATTCGATCTGCGCCACGTCGCCAACCGGGTAGAAGTGATCGGGCACTTCGTAGTTGCGCAGCATCACGAACGGATGCCCGAAGGCGTACGGCATGTCCGTGGGCTTGATCAGGAAGCCACCACCGAGTTCGTCGCTGTCGTTGCTGCCGCTGGCGGCGAACGTCGAGACCTTGTAGCGCTTCAAGTCGTAGAACTCGATGATTTCCACGAACGTGATCGCACCGGGATCGGGCTTCTCGTCATCCTCGCGGCTGTCACCGGCAGCGTCCGAGCCGGAATCCCAACGACTCCACGACGAGCCCGAGACCTTGCGCCGGTTGGTGGCCGAGTAGCGGCTGTCGACCTGCACGTCCTGCACCGGGCGCCACGTCCGCTGAGCGATCCAGCGCATCTCCTTCGGGTGGCGTGCATCGGGGTCGACGAACATGTCGAAGATCGAGATGCGCTCGATGAAGGGGCGATCCTCGTCCCACTGCAGCATCTCCGACTCGACGTTGCCGGGCTTGTCCTCACGATCGTCGATGCCCTCGTCGCCGCCCGAGTTGTCGTCGCTGACGGCAGCGCCACTGTCGGCCGACTTGGCTTCGGGCGGCTTGCTCCACTTGTAGCCGCACTTCACCCAGCCGTGCCCGGCCACGATCCAGTCCACGCACGCCAGCCGGAACTCACGCTGGTAGTCGTAGGCCCGCCACAGCCAGTTCAGGACTTCCTCGGTGATGATCGCGGTCGCTGCCGACTCCGGGTTGCGGGCATTGACCACGAACCGCGGGTAGTTGATCGCGACCGCGGGCAGCATCACGTTGACGGTGGCGAAGATCAGATTGACGACCAACTGATCGGTCGAGGGATCGCCGTCGATGTAGCGCCCTTGGTACAACTGGATGTAGCGCTTCCATTCGTCGTCGTAGTTGGTCGTCGACGACGAGCGCCAGTTCTTCGAGCGCTTCAACTCGTTCTGATAGAAGCGCAGCAGTTGGCCCTGGTTCATAGCGGATCAGCCCTCGACACGTTCGGGTTGCGAGCCAACTCCTTCTCGTTGTCGACTCGCATCACTTCTCTCAGATAGTCAGTGCGCGTGCGGTGGAAGTTGCTGTGGCCCTCGCGCGCACCCCCGCGCCACGAGAAACCGACAGACGACACGCGGCAACGGAAGCACTCGGTGCGTCCTGTCTCCACGGGCTTGCCGCACGCGCACTGGTTCACACAACCCCCGTCTGCTGATCGAGCCAGGTTTCGAGTGTCGAGCGATGCTTGCCTGCACGCTCACGATCGAGGATCGTCTGCACCTTGCTGACGAACGTGTCGTCATGCGGCCACGCTTCGACCTCCGCTTCGACCTCCGCGATCGTCATCGCGCCGGGATCGAACAGGTCGTCGCCTGGCGGCGTCGGTGACGTTGGGTCAGCACCGGGGACGGTCGTGCGCTCGATCAGCGTGACCTGCGTGGCGTCGGGCGGCGTGATGAAGCCACCGCTGTTGGCGGTGTAGGTCACGGTGTAGTCCCAATATCCGGTCTGGCTGGTGATCGCCGTGATCTTGAACTCGATCCACATGCTGGTGTCGTTCAGGTAGTACAGCCGCAGCGGATCGTTGACGACCCATGACGCAGTCGGGTCAGTACCACTGGCGGGGGTCTTGCTCACGAACACATGCGTCACGAGTGAGCCCTGCACGTTGTTGTACCGAACCTCGCCCGCGAGGATGCCAGCCCCGGCCGTGGCGACATCGAACACCCACTGAGCGAACGGCGTCGCGGTCCCGGCACCGCTACCGGGCCAGACCTTGGAGCCCCAGTTGATCCCCAGTGGCGGGTTCTCGCGCGTCGACCAGCGACGGCTCTGGCGTTGGTGCTTGCCCTTGGCGACCGGCCGCTGATTCTGGATTCTCGTCTTGCTCATGATGTTCCTCTCATTGGCGACGCACCGCGAAGGCGCCGATCTTGGGGCGATCTTCAATGATCGCAGTCTTTCGCTTGCCGTTCATCAAATCATCGAGTGAGTTGCCGTAGAGCGTGCGCTGATACCACCCGACCGTGCCAGGGCCCGGCTCCACCTTGGGCTGGAACTCGGAGAACCACACGAACTTCAACATCTGATTGGCGATCGCCAGGCTGATCACACGGTCGTCGTAGGGCGAGCCCTGCATCTTGCCCTTGTCGGTGCGCACGAACGTCCGCAACTCCGCCAGGGTCTCGGCACACCACAAGGTCAGCTTGCCGTCACCACGCAACTCTTTGCCGAGTTCGTCGATCATCAGCGGCTTGGTGACCTGGTCGGTGCGGAACCCCATCACGTCGGTCGGCACGGACTTCTTGTACTTGGGCGACCGTTGGTAGTAGAGCGGGAAGTACTTCACCCGACGAAGGGCAGTGAGGGTGGTGAGCCCGTGCATGTTCGACTCGACGCCGATCAGCGCCTGGTTGTACCAGCGTCCGATTCGGGCGAGCACGTCGCTGCCGAGCAGGTCGGGGTCGATCAGCCCACACCAGGTGGCGACGACCTGACCATTACGTGCGTTGATGACGTGGACCGATGCACGGTCGCTGTGTTCGAGGCCCTGCGACGGGTCGGCTCCGATGACGTACTTGCCGTCCTTCTCGGGGGGCTCCCACACATGCAGCGCGCCGCCATCTGTGACGAACTCACCGCGCTCATCGAGGTAGCCCATCAACTGCGGGTCGCGTGGTTCGATTTCACGCAGGCGGCGCAGATCGAACACCGGGCGACCTGATTTCAGAAAGGCGTCCTCGGGGTTGTCCGGGTACTCCTGGGCCATCTGCCAGTCCGGCAGTTCCGCCGCGCGAGCGTCGTACCAGGCTTGGTCACGGCCGTTGGCGGACCACGGGAAGAACAGCGGCTCGAACCGGTTGTGGCCGACGATCGCCTGTTGCCACAGCGCGTGGAACAGGTTGCCCTCGCCGTTGGCGGTCGACATCATGATGATCCGGCCACCGACATCAGCAACCGGCTCGATCGCGCCCCAGGCTTCCTCGGAGTTGGGCAGGAACGCCAACTCATCGACGACCACGAGGTAGGCCGACTCACCACGAGCGGGGTCGCTCGCTGACGGCAGCGACTCGATGTAGCTGTTGTTGGTGAACGTGAACGTCGTCAGCGTCTGATTGACGGGCCCGCCCTTGAACTTCATCCACTCGGGCAGGAACTGGTAGCCGTACTTCGACTTGCTCAGCAGCTTGATCGCCTCCCGCTCGGTGCGGCTCAGCATCAGCACGGCACGGTCGGGGTAGAAGAACGTGAGCCAGAAGGCGTAGGTCGCGATCAGCGTCGAGAACCCGATCTGGCGTGCCTTCAAGATCAGCACATGGCGATGGTTGAGCCAGGTGAACACGGTCTCGACCTGGCTCTCGAACGGCTGGAAGATGATGCGACCGCGCTCGGGGTGGCGGATGTACCAGTAGTGCTCACAGAAGTACATGAACCCGGCCAACAGCTTGTCGGGATCGTCGGTCTGCGGGCAGCACAGTCGCCACTGCTGCTCGCGCCAGACTTCCTCGAACGAATACTCGCTCGGGTTCAGATCGGCGCTCATGCCGGTGAAGCGGTCACGTCGAGTTTGGAGAACGACGAGTCGTTGATAGTCGTGAAGGTCCCGGCTTGCATGTTCTGCGCCTGCAAGAGCACGACCAGCGGCCCGGCCGCAACGGTCCAACCCTCATTGAGTTCCATCGACTCGGTGACGTTGGCGGCAAAGTTCTGCTGATTCTGCTTGATGGTGACACCGTTGAACGCGAGATTCATCCGCACTAACGCGAGGGCTGGCGCCGAACCGATGACCGACCCATGAACCTGAACTCGACGCGGATACGCAGCCGTCCCGAAGTCCGTCGTGGCGAGCGCGGCCCAACCACTGTTGGTGATGCTGGTGGCAGGGATATTGATGGTTCTGCCATCGGACTGAACCTGGTACGGACCGGGCAGGACGGTCGTAATGTCCTCGACGATGATGATGGCGGTCGTCGTAGCCGCGTAGACCGTCAGCGTTCCGGCCGAGGTATTGATCTGCCCCTTGCGCGTCTGCGGACCCGACAAGCCGGTCTCGACGGCGACGACAACTATGTCGGCGTAGTAGTTCGCTGTCGGAACCGTCGCGAACGCACGCCGGACCAGCGTGCCGGAAGCGTTCGCGATCTGAGCGACGATCGACGCTGGGCCCACCGATGGATAACACGTCAGGATCATCGTCGTCATGTAGCGACGAGTCGGGTCGGCGGTCCACGTCACCGACATGTTCGTAATGTCGGTCGAGCCTTGAACAATGTCTCCGGTCGCGGTGATCGGCCGGTCCAGATTGACGATGTGTTCTCCGGACAAACAGGTCCAGTCGCGCGAGCGGTAAAGCTCGTTGCCGTCGCGGTTGATCA